CTTGTGTTAAACGGTGCGGGACCGAAACGACGGTTGTAATCTTGAATTGCCGCAACAACATCTTTACCGTCAGAACCCGGAGGCATATTTATCACAATATTATTAGTGGTTGTACCGCCACCAAACTCGCCCATGCGTGACAAAGGAATGATTGCTTCCGGTCCTGCCTCACCAATTACGCCGAGCGACGCCTTAGTGGCGATACCACCGTCAGCATGGAAGCCTGAGAAGTCAAGACCCGGAGGTAAGTAAATGCCGTTAATGATTGCGCCACCGTTATACAACGGACCGTCATTCCAATTGGTTTGTTGGCCGGGAGTCAGGTTCGCAATCGCAGCGTTTGATGCTTGCGTAAATCCACTCAAATCAAATCCGGACGGAAGTGTCGGTATTGCTGCTGCTGCTGTTGCTGCCGGTGCTGCTGTTGCTGCTGGATTAACTGTGCTAACAGCGTTCTGAGTATTCGCAACAATCGCAGCAATCAAATCTTTAATCGTGTCATTAGCGTCAGTCAAAGCCGTTTGAAGAATATTGTTGGCGCTAGTCAAGTCAGCAATTTGAGTACCGAAAACTAGGTCACCAAACATTGCGCCCGTTGTTTGAGTTTCTGTAGTTAAATCTTTAACAAGTTGCTTGTAATCTTCAATATCTTGGAACGATGAAGAATCAAGTAGCACTTGACCCATAACAGTTCCGTCAATAGGACCAGCAGCAATAACTTGCTCAATGAAATACGGAGGGAAGCCGGCGTCCGCAAGACCTTTGACAACCGATTTAAAGTTTTTGATCTTGTCAATACTCTCCCGAAGTTTTGCTTTAATTTTTTCCGGGCTGAATTGAGTAACGTCTAGTTGACCAATCTCGCCAAGGTTCTTTGCCGTCTCACCAGTGATCTTGTCAAGGTTGAACTTGCCCATACCGGACAAAGCATCTTCAGTTGACGAAACAAAACCCTTACGTGCGTTGATTGCATTTTCTAAAGCCTTAGAACTATCCTCAAACTTTTTAGCCAGTTCATCTCTAGCAGTAGCAAGGTCAGCGAGTTGTGTTCCTTGCGCAGCGATCTGGTCAAAGTATGTTTTTGTTTGCGGTAGTTCACGAATACCTAGCCGGACTGCTTCTTCAAGCAAGTCTGTAATGGCTTTACCAATTTGCTTTGGCGTAGCACCAACTAAACCTTCTGCCCAATCCGCTGACATTATTGCGTCAGCAAAAGACTTCGTGTCTTTCAACCAGCCTTCAACCCACGCAAACGGGTTGTCCGGTTTAGGCGCACCGCCACCGCCACCGCCACCGCCTCTACTACCGCCACCGCTAGTAATACCGATAGCCGACTTGATTGCTTTAAGGTCGGCCAAAGTTTTACTGAGTCGTGCGGTGGTATCGCCCGTTGCAGCGCCGGCAGCCCACAACATATTGCCAATGGCTGCTTCAACATTGGCAATCTGTTCGTCAAGATCAGCAGTGTTGATAGCGAAGTTGATACCAAACTTTGCTTCAAGACCGTCAAGTAGTCCCATTGCGCCAATAAGGTTTCTTACTTCGTCGTCAGTGTAACCGGCTGCACGAGCAGCGTCGCCTAAACGAATAACCATAAGAGCGACTGTTTCCATTGCCTGTTTATTATTGCCACCATATTGTGCGGTCTTTAACAACAAGTCAGTGATCTGTTTCGCTTGTTCACGGTAAGCGTTGCTGAGATCAAGAGACGACTTACCAGAACCATCAAATGAGTCAGCAAGTTTTTCGTTCTTGTCAATAGCGTCTTGAGTTGATAACACTAATTCATTAGCGAGCATCTCATCAAGCAAACCTAGTTTCGCTAAGAACTTATCTTGAGAAACAGTACCCTTGTCTGACTCTGAGGCCAACTCACCGTAGATACTAGATAGTTCTTGAACACGTACGCCTGCTGTAGTAACTGCTTCCGGGAACACGCCAGCCAAACCGCCCAAGAAAGCATTTTGTGCTGCTGTTACGCTTTCCGTACGTTGTTGTAACGCTTGAAGTGTGAAGGTGTAAACGTCTGTACGACCAGCAGCCTCAGCCATCGCTGCACCCGTACCAAGAATCGCGTTGTAAACATCACTGCCGAGTATTGAAGAAAAGTACAGAGCAGTATCAGCGCTTTGAAGAAGTTTCTTATTCTCATCATCAAGCGCTTCTCGGTTATCGTCAAAAGCGTTAGATAGGTCGTGCAAGTTCAACAACAAATCTTTGACTTGAGCGCCGGTCATATCGCCTGCTTTAACTGCTGCGAGCAAAGTATCAGCAAACGGTGTGCCGGCGTCTGCTGCGAGCCTCAAAGCATTTTGAACGCCTAATGCTGCCTCGCCAGTATAAGTGAGTTGTTCATACGAAAGGCCAAGCAAGGTGTCGCCAAGATCACCAAACGCATCAGTGCCGGTTGATACTGCTGCGCCAACTTGTTCCATTGTTAAACCGAGACTAGATATCTCATCGTTGATACCAAGAGTTACGGACTCGGCAGTAGCGAAAGCGGTTGCGACGTTATCGGCAGCATTGGCGGTTGCTGGTAAGGCGTTTTGTAATTTGACGTACTCGTCAACAAGACCTTTGACTTGATCGTGAAGTACGGCGGTCGGTTCGCCGGCTGACCTAAATGCTTCGGTCAAACGCTCTTGTCTTTCTTTCGCTTCTTTAGCGTTCTGACTAAACGTGTACCAAACTGCTGCGATAGCAACAACCGCCACAGCAACACCAGCAATGATCGGACCGGCAGCAGCGAATTGCGCCATCGCACTAGCAAACGCTTCGGTTGCCATTGCTGCTTTCAAAGCAAGCCACGCTTTAGATAAAGAACCAAGCATGATAAGTAACGGTCCGGCAACAGCAACGAGTCCACCAAAAACAACAATGATTGTCTTAACAAAGTCCGGCATTGCGTTAATGGCCGTCATAACTTTTTCAAATGCTGTCGCAAGAAACTTCAACGCCGGGACAACCAACGGTATTAACACTTCACCGAGGCTAATAAAAGCATCTTTCATTTCAGCCATGACTTGCTTCATTTTGAACGCGCCTGTTTGAGACATCGCTTGGAACGCTTTGTCTGCGTCGCCGGTGTTATCGGCGAGGTTCGCAAATATCTTGGTCGTGCTTTCAGTAGCAGCACCGAACATACTCATAATACCGGTCAACGCTCTCACGTTACCGAACACGGCTGCTTGCGCTTCATCATTATCACCGAACGCTGTTGTTAGCGTTTGTAATGTTGACAACAAGCCTTTGTCTTTAATTTGTTGACGCAAACCGGCGCTACTCAAACCGAAACTAGCCATCGTTTCTTCGGCTTCTTTAGTCGGTTGAAGTAATGACGACATAATCGCACGCAACTGAGTTGCTGCTTCACTAGCGTCCGTACCGTTACGACTCATCGCAGCAAACGCTGCGCCGACCTCGTTAAAAGAAACGCCCATAGCCGAAGCAATAGGTAACACTCTTGGTAAAGCGCCTGCCAACTGATCGGCTTCCATCTTGCCTTCACGAACGGCAGCAACCATCAAGTCCGTCGCAGCAGCAGCAGATAAGTTTTCTACACCGTAAGCGTTCAACGCCGACGAAACCGTGTCAGCAATAATGCTTGTATCGCCCATACCGATTGCCGACGCCTTCAATGACTGCTCAAGAACCGTCATTGCTGTCGCACCGTCAATACCTGCCGACGCAACAAAGTACAAAGCGTCAGCAGCCTTAGTCGCACTGCCACCGTATTCCTTAGCCATTTCACGTGCAGCAATACCCATGTCGGCAACCTTGTCCTCAGACAAACCAACCATCGCAACGATTGACTGCATAGAGAACTCAAAGTCGTTAGCCGTCTTGATTGCCTGACCGCCGGCGAGCAACATTGGTGCAGTCAAAGCCATTGACATCTTTGACCCAACAGCGGTCATCTTGCTACCCATGTCAGTAAACTTGTTACCGACACGAGCAGCGCTTTCGCTAGCGTGCTCTATTTTCTTAGAGTCGGCAGCAACCTTGCGTGCCATTTCGTGATACGCAAGAGCAAAATCGTTAGTACCGTAAGAGGCTTTCTCGTACGCTTGTTCAACTTTGCTAAGAGACTGCTTCGTCTCTTGAGAAACTTTCTGAACTGCTTTAGCAGTTTTGTCGGCTGATTGGCCGGCTTTAGTAGCACTATCGCTAGAAGCAGTAGCGAACTTAGAAACAGCAGCAGTGGCTTGATTAGCAGCAGCAACAAGTTTGCTTGAGTCGCCTACGAACTCTGCTTTAACTTGTCCGACATTTGCTGACACTGTTACCGTTTCCTTTTAGATCGCTGTTCTGCTACTTGCCTTTGGTGCTCCCTCTCGCTGTTCTCAATTTTATATAACGCAATCCATTCCGTTATTTCGTAACTGTCCATGCGGTCAAGTAACTCACCAACCGTCATGCACAGTTCACGTGCTAACTGGAAGTAGAATCTGCGTTCAGGATTGGTGCGTCCATGTTTGTCGGGGAATCCGAGGAAACTTTTCCCGCTTCGTCAACGGACTTTTCTTTGAGTCCCGAAACTTCAAGGCACGAGTTGACGATACGGTCAACAACAACGCCGGACTTTTCGTTAAGCAACCATTCCATGTCGCTTTCGTCAAAAAGAAGTTCGTTGGTTTCCGGGTCAAAACAACATGACGTGAGAACGCTACGCCACAAAGTTTCAATGCGGTCAGTTGTTGCGCCTTGGTCAAACGACGAAGCAAACTTTGCACGTTGACGAGCGCTCATTGAACGCACCTCAAGTGTTACGTCCCATTCGTCAACCGTAATTGACTCACGAGCCATGTCGGCTGATGATCTGATCTTGTCTTTTATGGACACTGTGGTCACTTCCTTTGTTTGTTATTGCTGAGATCAGTATGTGGTGCGAGTAACTGTGCCAGTGACTTGAAGGTCAAGACTGTAAGTTACCACGTCGCCAACAGGGTTGCTGATGGAGTACGAAGTCACAATTGCTTCACCGGTATACTTCACGTTACCGGCGGTTGAACCGGCAGGACCGTACACGAACGAACGTGAAGCAGGCTCAGCGCCACCAGTGATGTAACCGTCAACGGTTGAGTCCCAAATACCTGAGCATGAGATCGTTGCGTCCTCAAGGCCAACGATGTATGACTTGGCTGACGAACCGAACGCAGTGGTTTCGGCGACGTCAATACTTGCCGGGAAGTCAACGCTAGTCAGCGTGTTGCTGATATCGCGAACTGAACCGGAGGTGTCATCAAGAGTGAAGTTAGTTGACTTACCATGAACGAATGTGGGCATGATTATTCCTTTGTGTTAGAAGCGTGCGAATGAAACGTGGAAGGTGATTGCCCCACTAGAACCGGCAGTGCTTGGTAATACCCGTAGGTAACGGTTAACCGTTCCGCTAACTGCTGATTGTTGTGAGGTCGTTGTGCTGGCAGCAACGGCAGTGAACGTGATGAGGTCTGCCCACGTGCTGTTGTCTGGACTGTGCTGAACTTTGATTGTGGTTGTTCCGCCAGCGATTGAGTTTGCCGTAACGTGCAAGTTAGCGAAACCGCCGGAAGCACTGCTCGCTGCGTTGTCAACGGAAGTTAAAGCAGCCAACGCACCGTAAGCGATACTTGCGCCGGCGGTCAACATAACTCCGCTACGCATACCGTAAGTCAAGTTAGAAGTTCCGTCAGTGCTGGCATTGAAGTCAGCCGTTATTGAAACAACGTCGCCAACAGGCGTGCTGATTGAGTAACTTGTTTCGTGTGCTTTGGCCACGATTGCTCGCTTACCAATTGTGCCGGTTTCCATTGGCACAGTAATAATTGGCGTCGTCGTTGAACCGAGAATTGTTGACAACACAACGTCCTCGCCGACAGTTGCGTCTTGCGAATACATACCTGACAAACTCAGGGTGGCGTCATTCAATCCGGGAATATAAGACTTAGCAGACGAACCGAAACCGGTGATCTCGGCAGTGTCAATTGACTGCGACGTATCAACACTATTGAAGTATGCACTCAAATCAAATTGGTTCAACAAAACGCCGGACGACTTACCATGAATGAAGGTGGGCATCAGAGTTCCGTTTCTTCTTCAACCGTTAGTTCTTCAACAACAGTTTTCGCTTTAGATGTTTTTGCGTCAACGGACTCAACATAACCTTGCTCAAGTAACCATTCGGCTTGCTTGGCGGTGAGTTCAACTTCGTCGCCGGCGTCATAGCGTTTTGTGCCAACGTCTAAACCGCTGACTCCATCGCTTCCACCTGTAACTTTGTATCGCATTTTGCTCCCGTTAATAGTCAAACAAGCGCCGATACGTAACAGTGTGGGTCACACGGACACTTGCTGGCGACTAGCGCACTATGGCTCAAGACTACACCTAACTTTGCGCCTCAAATTGTAGCACGTTCTTAGCGCCGGAAGCCTTTATACAGGCCAAACTAATCGTTACGAAACACGAGGTGGGAATACTATTTTTAGATAAGCCTTGCCTTGGGCGTTAAATGAGGGTAAGATGGTTCTCGTGGGAATTAACCAAACAAACAAGGAGAACGGAATGTACGAGGGAATAATTTTTATCCCAGCAAGCGAAGTTCAAGCGGACGAAAAAGTCCGTGAACAAAACGAGAAGTCCCGTTTCAACCGACACGGAGTTGAGAGTTGCTGGTTGTGTTGCAAAGGTATGTCCGAGAAAGCATTTGAGAACGCTTGGCATATTCACATGACCATAGATCACTCACTCGCTCCGGTTGCTATGGGCGACACGCTTCGTGAAGCCGATGACCAAGGTTGGTTTCCAGTCGGTTCCGAATGTGCAAAAAAGATTCCATTGACTCACCGCAAAAAGTTCGGAGCGTAAAATGAATAACCGCATTGACCTTATTCAAGTATTCGGAAGCATACGAGGAACGATCTACTACACCGACTACGCCCGAATGGACGTCATCAAGTCTCGTGAGGGTTGGTTCCACCGTGACCTTAAGAACAACGACTTGATCGTAACTCGCAGAATCGGTGGTCGTAATTTTCATCGGTTCGTTGAAGCCAACCGAGTCGTTGACTTCGTTCCGTACGTCAAACCGGTAAAGG